CAACTGGCTTGCTAGGAGATCACAACGAAATCAGAGTTAAAGACATGGAAGATGTGTTATTTGACGGACAGGTTAGAATGAAAATGGTGTACAACGGTGGTGTAAACTACTACAATTCAGAGGACATCGTTTATTATGTAGGTGCCTAATGAGTTGCCTAGTTACAAAAGGACGCACAGAACCATGTAAGGACACGCTCGGAGGTATTCGGGCGGTGTACCTTGCAGATTTTGTCGAGGCAGATGGAGCATTTACAGTACTAGACGGAGCCGTTACGGCTATTGCAGCAGAGTTAACTACGGTTTACAAGTTTGAAGCACTAGCAGAGGGCAACACTTTTGACCAAGGTCTAATAGGCAGCCGTGAGGCAGGTACAAGAGTTAACACGCAAACGCTTACTTTAGTATTAAAGAAGCAAGATGTGTTAACACACGCGCAAGTGGATAAAATAGTCGCTGGTAGACCTGTAATAGTCGTTAGAGATAATAACGATAATTACCACGTCGCAGGAATAAGCGAGGGTATGGAAACCACAGGTAGCACTATCGGAACAGGTGGCGCAAAGGCAGATTTTAACGGCTACAATTTAACGTTTTCAGCACAAGAGAATAAGATAGCACCGCTTTTAGATTCAGCAACAAAAACCGCACTTGAAGCATTAGTTGACGGCACACCGATTAACCCATAGTAAAACAAATATTTAAGCAAAAAGCCTCTAATTAATTTTAGGGGCTTTTTTTATTAAACAAATACACATGCAAATCGTTTTAACTTTATGAAGATAGTTAACCAAGACTTAGCAAATTTTAACTTTAAGTTTATACCGCGTAGTTTTAACCTTGCGACAGTGTTTTATAGGTTAACAGATAAGTCAAACGGTAACACTTTTACGTCTGAAACGTTTGCGCCTAACGTTGAGGTGCTAGGCTATTTGTCATTTGCAATGCCGACAGACAGCATAACACTAAGCGAGGGCAGCAACTTAACTATCGATATTTATAACGGTTTAAAAGTGGTTTACAGAGGCGAAATATATTGCACAAATAAAACCGACTTACAAAATTACACACTAAGAGCATGAGCGACATAAAAGTAATACAGTTAAACAATTACGTTAAGCCTAAAATAGAGGAGGTAAGAGGGAAAGATTGGGTTTTAAACGGAAAAGACAATTCGTATTTTCAGTACGTAGAAGATAGGTATATCGGAAGCCCTACAAATAGCACAATTATAAACGGTTACAGAAACCTTTATTTTGGGCGTGGCTTATACGCTAGAGATGCAGCGCGCAAGCCAATGGATTATGCTAAGATGTTAGCGGCTATACCTAAGCGCGACATGCGTAAGGTCATAAAAGACTATGCTTTGCAATTTAACGCTGCGTTTCAAATCATCACAAACAAAAACGGAACAAAGCAAGCCAAGTATATTGACGTTACAAAATTAGCGTTTAACAAGGTTAACGAGGACGGAGAAGTAGATGGTTTTTGGTATTCTGAAGAATGGAAAAACGTGAAGAAGTATGAGCCTAAGTTCATACCTAAATACGGAACGACCAACGGCAAAGAAACTGAAATTTTATATATAAACGATGCGCAGGATAGCGCGTCTTATTACTCTTTACCAAAATATCAAAGCGGTTTACAGTATGCAGAAATGGAGGAGGAAATCTCTAACTACTACATAAACCACATTAAAAACGGTTTTTCTTACGGCTACATTGTAAACATGAACAACGGAGTACCAGCAAGCGAGGAGCAACGCGAGGAAATAGAAAGACGTATAAAGATGCAAATGACTGGCAGTACAAACGCTGGCAAGATTATCATATCATTTAACGACGGCAAAGAGGCTGCGGTAGAAATAGTGCCTTTGCAAGTTAGCGACTCGCATAAGCAATGGGAAAGCGTAAACAAGCAAGGCGAGGAAAAAATAATGCGCGCTCACGGTGTAGTATCTCCTGTTTTGTTTGGTATCAAAGATAACAGCGGTTTAGGAAACAATGCAGACGAGTTGCAAACAGCTTTGAGTTTGACAATGGATATGCGCATTAATCCAGAGCAAGATTTAATAATAGACAGCATCACACCATTTTTGCAAGAGCAAGGTATAAATTTAGACCTTTACTTTGAAGCCTTAAATAAAAAAGAGGAACAAGAGGAAATGATGGACGCGCCAGTAGAAACAACTACACTAAGCGAGCAAGAGCCAGACGGGTCAGCGTTTTTAATAGGTTTAGGCGAGGTAATGGGCGACGAGTGGGAACTTATAAGCGAAGAAGCTATACGCGGCATACCCGTAGATATAAACCTCGCAAGCCCGATTGCAAATAGCCCTGCAACTAAAAGCGATCAGGACAATGAACTATTTAAGGTTCGATTTGTTTACAAGGGCAACCCTTCCCCACAGCGAGAATTTTGCAAGGCAATGATGTCGGCTAAATTAGTATATAGAAAAGAGGACATCGACGCGGCAAGTGAAAAAGTAATACAGGCAGGAATGGGACCGAATGGTTCAAATAAATATAACATTTTTTTATACAAAGGCGGTGTAAGATGTAAGCATTTTTGGGAACGTCGCGTATATTTAAGACGCAACAATGAACGCATTTCAGTAAACGAGGCAAGGCGTAGAATTTTAGCACTAGATCCAAGCGACAGGGCAGATTTTAGACTTCCCGAATATTCAACTAAAGTAGCAAGTATTGCAAGTCAATCAAATAATTTCTGGAAACTAAGATAATGGCTTTAATTATACAACCCATAGAGATAACAAGTAAAACGCCAATGGGCGGGAACGTTGACGTGGACAAATACGCATACATGATACCAGAACAACAGGTGTTTGTACTAGAGCCTACACTAGGCACTGCGTTACTAGATAAGATACTTCAAGATATAACAGATAACGGCATCGAAAGCCTTACAGGGCATTACAGAAAAATAGTGTTTGACTATTGCAAGCCTATTTTATGGAATAGCGTGTTTGCCGAATATCTTTTATTTGCTAGTATGTCGGTAAATAATAACGGAGTGTTTGACGTAACACCGCCAGACGCACAAAACACGCAAGAGACAATAATAAACAGACGCACCAATGCGATAAGAGAAAAAGCGCAAGTTTATATAGACAGATTAGAGCGATATTTAGAAGATAAAGGTCATGAGATACCAGAGTATCAACAAGCGCAGCCGAATAATTACGATATTGACCCTGTAATAAGTAGTAATATAGTAGGTGGTTTCTATTTAAAAGACTCACCACGTATAAAATTATGGTATTTAGATGGGTCAGATAGATAGAGGGCGCACAGAACCGTGCAAAGACACGATAGGAGGCGTTAGAAACGTTTATTTGTGGAGTTGGCAGCAATATAACCTCACACAAATACAAGGCGTTAGGGGTGTTAATTTAGAATCTTACCCGCTTACGCTAGTTTATAAGTTTGAAACACTCGCCAACGGTAATGATTTAAGCGAAAGTTTAATCGATAATAACGGATATGAGCAAAAAGTAAATTTAATACTTAAAAAAATAGAGTTAGAAAGTAGCTTTGATTTAGATAGGTTTCAAGATATAAGGCTGGGTGTAATAGTTGAGGATTATAACGGTCTGTTTAGGCTTATGGGTGCGTTTAATGGCGTTGATTTACTTAACCTTACGGTAAGTATAGGTAATGGAAACGCAGATTTTAACGGTTATCAGTTAGAACTAGAAGCAAGGGAACGTTTTAAATCGCCTTTATTTACGAGTTTAGAAGATGCGGGCTTTGTTTTAGTAACGGATAACAACTATTTATTGAGTGAACTATTTGAGATTTTAACAGACGGTAACAATAACCGATTAATATACGCATAATGGCAGATAAACTATTTAGGGATTATTTTAACGAAAAAGTAACGGAAACGGATTTACCTGTAAATGCAAAAGTTTTAATTCAAGACGGTACAGGCGAGCCTACGCAAATAAACGCGGCATCTATTAGCACAGGTCAACTTGTAAAAGTAACAGAAAACGGTCAAACAGGTTACAGGTTAAAAGATTCTGACCCTGCAAACTATGGCGATATCGGACAAGATGCGGTAAATTTAAGTATTTCACAAAGCGCAAGCACAACAAGGGGCGCAACAGGTCAAGCAGCACACTCAGAGGGAAATGAAACAACAGCAAGTGGTTATGCATCGCACGCAGAGGGTGACACTACAACCGCAAGTGAGGAATCAGCACACTCGGAGGGATACGGCACAACCGCAAGTGGTCAAGTATCGCACGCAGAGGGAGTTATAACGACAGCAAGTGGTTATGCATCGCACGCAGAAGGCTCTAACACAAACGCAATCAGTGCATCATCGCACGCAGAGGGAAATGGAACAACTGCAAGCGGTGGTTCATCACACGCACAGGGAAGTCAAACTTTTTCGCGTTCATTTGGAGAACATTCGGGAGGTGTAAACGGAACAGATTACACGCCACAAAGCGCAACAGAATTTGAGCCTACAGACCGCTTAGTAAACTACGGTAATGGAGTAGACACAAGCAACCGTTCAGACGCGTACACGCTGTTTAAAAACGGAATGCAGAAGTTCTTTACCGCAGCATTATCTACTATTACAAACGCGGTTAAAGGCTCTGTAATGCTAGACGAAAACGCAAGGTTAAACATACACGACGGCACGGCGTTTAAGGCTGTTGCGTTTAGTTCGGAAGTAGCGGTTAAAATTTCGGGTTCAGGAACAACAAACAGACTAGCTAAATTCACGGCAAGTGGTGCGGTTGGTGATAGTGTAATTACAGATAATGGCGTAGGCGTTTCAATTGGTTCGTCAACAATTAACACTGTTTTCCAAGCGTCAGAAGCTAATGGTGGCTTTTTCTTTT